TGTAGGTATTTCTTCAAAACATGCCTCTGCGGCTGGCTTTAAAGTTTCATAGCCCCATTCAACCAAGTTTATGGCTGATATGTAGTATGATCGGATATGTCCGTCTTTGTGCCAACCTCTTGGCTGCACAATGGTCATTTGAACTTGTGTATCTTCGTTACCATAACGAGATAATGCACCTAAAGCATAGATGCGTAACTGTGGATTATCAGGCTCTACAGCCCATTTACCAGATTTTAAATCAACTATTTCTAAATGGTTTTTACTTAATAATATAGCGTCAGCCGTTCCCCATAACTCATTGTGTATCTCTGGCATATTTACTTTTTCTTCAATGAGTGGTCTGGCTATATCAAGATCGTGCATACGCTTGTCAATATATTCTACATATACCTTTGCACAATCAACCATGTCTTGATCTACTGTAATATCAAAATCTTCAACATGATGTGTACTACCAAGATAGTATTCTTCAAGCGTCAAATTTTGTAATCTCCCTTTTAATAATGTTTCTACCATTTCGTGTATCAATGTACCCGTTGCGGCTGGCACGCCTACCTTGTATTCTACTTGTTGCGCAAGTTTTGGCATCCCTGGACAGGACATCCAAATCTTTGCTGCACTAGGACTTAGTAATGCGTGAGCCATTTATGGATCTATAAGATTCTTGTTCCATTCTGACAACATCTTTGAGATCATATCTTATCTTACCACCTATTTTAAAATAGTTTGGTCCTTGCCCTCTTTGTCGTCTATTGTCTATAGATTTTTTTGTTACGCCCCAGCGTTCAGCTAATTCGTTTGCGTCTATAGTCTTGGAAATGTCAAAAGTAATTTTGTCATCAGATTCAAATATTTCCATAATTTTCCCTTTTTTTATATATAAGTGTTAATATAGCATAATATTACTTAAAGTGGAGAAAAAACATGAAAAAAAATAACATTGATGAGTGGGATCAATCAATAGATAGGTTAGCTACCAACAACCAAGTTGACGGCGACCATTACAAACAGCATAGCATACAACCAATAGAATATATATATGCAAATAAACTAAGTTATAACTTAGGCAGTACACTTAAATACATAACCAGAAACAAAGGCGGTAAAGAGGATAGAATAAAAGACCTTATGAAGGCCAAACACTTTATAGACTTAGAACTAGAAATGGTTTACGGCGTGGATCAAGAAGGCGAAGATATAGGCAAGTATAGTATTGAAGTAACTATTGATTAATTAATAAACTGTTTAAATATTCTTGTCTCGCTTGTCTTTGGTTTTCTAAAATTTGTTGCGCAGAAAGACCGCTAATAGTTGGTGTTGCTCCAAGTGTTATCGGTTTTACGCTAGTTAATAAACCTGTAGCTGGTGACATACCAAAAGGTCGTGACATCAACAATTCAGATGCGACAGCTGGTGGCGCTAACTTACCTAATTTAAGAGGATTTACAATAACATCTTGTGCTAATAACCTTGATGCAGTACCAGAATCAGGAAATTGTGATAACAAAATTTTGTTAGCTTCTTCAGCAGTTTCTTGTAATGGTTTTTGTCCTTTTATAAGCGCTTGTTTCATTTTAGTTTGATCTGTTTGCCTTAATGCTCTTAAAATTTGCGCTGGCGTAAAAACGCCCTCTTGTGTAATGGCAGATTGCATAGCCTTATTAATTGGTATTAAATTAGCATAAACCTTATTAACATCAAACAATTCTTTAGAGTTTGGGTTTTGTAAGTTAATTTGATCGTCTAATAAATTTTTTGTTTGTTTTAAAAATACACCAATCTCACCTTCAAAACCGCCTTGACGCAAAAATCTTGTGCTTAATCTGTTTAAATTTGTTTGCGCATTTTTCAAGTTTTTACCTGATAGTTGTCCATCAACAATATTATCAAATATAGTTTTATCTAATATTTTTAAAACCTTACTTTGGTCAGAACTACTAAATATACTTTTTTCCAAGGCATTTAAAATATTAGTTTCAAGATCATCTGTTTTTGTCAGTTTTAATTTTGGTATTATTGATTCATACTTTTTATTTAAAATATCATCTACAAACTCATAAGATTCTTTTGCTGATGCGTTCTTTGGCAATTTAATTTTTAAAGGTTCTACAGCTTCTTCTAATAATCTTTTGTTAAATGCTACTAAGCCTTCTAATCTTTTTGCTTGTATGGGCGCGCCTGCGCCAGGATATGATGTTGATAAATCTTCTAAAGCAGTTATTAAAGTAGATCCAATAGAACCCTGATCTCTTAATGCTTGACCAGGTGTTAGTGGTACACCTTTTTTTTGTAAATCTTTAGCTACTTTTGATTTTGCTGGCAATAACTTATCAGCGCCCACACCAACCGCACCACCGAGCGCGCCACCAATAGCAGCACCTTGCAACCTGCTTTGTGTGTCCTCGCCAGTCCCAGCGCCATATAAAGCGCTTTGTGTAGCCGCAATTTTTCCAGTTCCTTGTAAACCTAATCTACCTAATAGTCCTGTGCCACCAGTAAAAAAAGTGCTTGGTAAAGCACCAATAAATTCTGTTCCATAAGCTGCTGCTGGTGCTTGTTCTCTAAAACTTTGAAGTTCAGACCTTGCTTCTTGTAAAGCATCATCATAATTTACATCTTTCTGCAAAGACCTTACAAAAGCCTCCACTTCATCACCAAAACCAAATAATAAACCTTGACCAAATGATCTAGCTAAACCAGCCCCAATGTTTTGGGGTGCTTTTTGTCCGTAATCTACTGGTTTAGGTGCTGCCATACTATATACCGCTTACATCTTCTTTTGATATAACCCTAAATTGTCCATTTATAGCATCAAAAACAAAATCACCAGGTTTAATTTCACCAGATTTTACTTTACTATCAAAATCTTCATCAGAATTGTAAGATTTAAAAACTGGTCCTAGTTTTTCATCGGCAAATTCACCAAAACCCAGCAAATTACCATTTTCTTTCAAATATTTTTCCATTTCAAATAATCTTTTTTTATTATGTTTTGCAAGTGATTGTAAACCACCAACTAAAACCTTGTTACCTTCAACTGTATTACCTAAATTAGGAACGGCTGCTCTGAATAAAGTTATTTCAGTATCAGATGTTGAACCTGATCCAGCTACTCTCATTCTTGGTATTAAATAACTGGTAATATTATTAAATAATTCTTGTTGTGTAAGATCATCTAGCTGTTCTTGTGGCAAAATATTTAACCCAGCTGCAATTCTTTTAAAAGGTATTTTAATTTCTTCAATAACACCAGTTTGTACAGGATCAGTACCCTCTAATTGCTTTTGCAAAATATCAAGCCTTGGTTCTAAGTCTGCAAAGTTGTTTACAACTTCTTGTGACTTCTCTACTAATTTAAACGCTGATTTAGCGGCTTCTTGTTGAAAAACCCTTTCACCAGTATCTATATTGATATTTGGACCTTTGTCTAACATATCGGCAGCTTGGTCAAAGGTGAATCCTTTGCTTTGTAAAAATTGTATATCTTTTTGAAATGCTGTTCTTGTGTCTTTTGGATCTAAGGTTTTTGTAAGTGTAGTTATTACCTGATCTGGTGACATAACATTTAATAAACTTTTCATACCAGGCGCTAAGTTTGGATTATCTGCTATATATTTTTTTACAGCTTGCTCTTGTTGGTTCTTTTTTTCCTTACTTTCTTTCATTTCTCTTAGCTGTATGGCTTTTTGCACAAAATCTTTGTCACCTTGTAAAGCCCCACCTAGAGCAATTAGCATAGTAGCAAGACCTGTTCTGTCTTTTGTTGGTTGTGGTGTCATAGATGTAATAGGACCTATATTTGGTTGTGAATTTACCATTCCAAAAGGTGTGTTGAAATCAAATATTGTAGCCATTTATCCGCCTAAAAAACGCAAACCAAGCAACTGCGCACCTGCGCCTAATATATCGCCAAGACCTGTGCTTCGTCTGCCAGTTGTAGTAGTAGTTGTCAAAGGTGTTCCCATACCTGCTTGCAGTAAACCAAGTTGTTGTGGACCATAAGCTAAGGCTCTATCAAATTCACCTCTCGCGGCATCTAAACCTCTTTGTTGTAACAATTGCTGTTGCGCGCCTATACCACTTAACAAACCAAGGTTTTGTAGTTGTGATCCTTGTAAACCACCAAGCAAACCAGCTTGTTGCTGTCTTGCTCTAAGTTCAAGTTGTGGGGCAAACATAGCCAATTGTTGTTGTCTTGCTAGATCGCTTTCCGCCGCCCTCTGCGCTTGCTCGAAACCAGCTTGTCGTAAGTTTGCTGCTGTTCTTGCCTGTGCATCTATAAATGGTCTTTGTGATTCTGATTCTAGTATTGCAGATCGTGAACCACCAAATGCGCCTGCTCTGATTGCTCTATCCTGCGCGCCACCACGCGCTATATCAGCCTGTCTTTGTATATCGCCTAGCGCTTGATCTATCACTTGTTGTTGAAAGGGCGATTGATACTGTTCTATCGGTGCAGTAAGTAATGATCCTACTTGACCTGTCATAGGTCTTTGTTGTTGTGCTAGTCCTTGTAGGGCTTGCGTAGGGTCAAACGCCATACCAGATTCAAATAGTCCTCTTGTCGCCTGAAATTGAATCCAGCAACCATTGGGCCTGTATAGGGTATAAATGGCTGTTGTGAGAGTCCTCTGGCTCTGCCAAATAATTCCTGAAACTGTGCTTCTTGGAAAGCTGGTAAACTAGCTTCCTGAACTGTTGTGGTTTTTCCTTTGCTCATAAGTCTTTTCTAATTAAATATTCTGTTTCAAATCCAAGATGTTTTATTTTTCTAATCCATCCTTTTCTACCGCCACCATAAAGTCTTTTTATACCTGCCGCCTTTGCAAATGCTTCTATTGACGGCAACATTTGTTCTAATTCTTTATAGTCACCACCACAAAACAAAAGGTTTAACGCTTTTACTTGTGGATATAGTACAAACTCTGTTATATAAGCAGACCTTTTGCCTGGCCATAAGTGGAATATTCCTGATCTTATTTTATCTTCTATATCATCAATTGTATAGGAATCTTGATACTTTACTGCTTTTTCAATAAAAGGCTTACATCTGGCCCATTCTTGTTCCCAAGGCTGTTTTTCTTGTGTTTTAAGTTCTACTACCTTATTAGTCGCCTTTTGCATACTCAATCAAACTTGCTGTGACATACAATTTGTTTGCGTCAGCAGCGGTTACTTTTAATATTTCGCCTGCTTTTACTACCAAACTTTTTGATAAAAGTTCTGCGGTAGTATCAGCTGCAATTACATGTTCGTTATACAAACTAAATACATTACTTGATGTATCAGTCAAAGTTAAAATTATGTTTGTTTGACCAGATGTATTGTTGTTGACCAATATAGACTCAACGATAGTAAAATCAAATGCGCTACCAGTAGGTGACGTGTAAAGTGTCGTGACACTATTGGTTGTTAAATATACCTTTGCGTTATCAGCTTTTTGTAAATACTGTCGTTGTGAGGATAGATCCATTATCTTCTGCCTCTATTACGCAAGTTTAATCTTATGTTGCCTACTTGAAAATCTTGGGTTGTACCGCCTGTTACTGTCATTTGGACTTGTCTTGCAGTAAATCTAGCATCTGTATAGCCATCATTTTCAAAGGTAAAACTACCAAAATCTGTTTCTGATCCAAGTGGCGTAAACTTACCTTTAAAACTTATTGTGACACCAGGCAAAGTATTGGCCTCTTCGTCTGGTATGATTTGATTGCATTGAACATAGTTATCGCCATTGCCTAGTTCTATAGGACCAGTTGTGCAAAATGGAACACTTGTTCCTAAGTTTGGCGAAGCGTTTAATGTGGTAGATTCGTGTTGATAAATAAAACCGCTTGAATCTCCAGCAATAGGAAAGTCAAATACACCCTGGTCTATCCAACATCCTCTATCTAAAGTACCTATAGCCCATGTGTTTTCTCTGTAGTTCCAAATGACATATTTGTTTGGTAAATATACTCCGTCACCAACTGGGAATCCCCACCATAATTCGTTAAAGTTTGAGTTATGACCACCCCAGCAAGCCTTTCTGCCTGGTACATTTAGATTGTCATACACAAAATCATGCACATCACATTGTATTTCTCTAACTGCACCATCATAAATAAAAAATGAGTTTTCACCCATCCAAGATAAAAAGTTGCCTGTAGCAACAACTGATCTTCTACTAACTGCTTTACAGTTTGAGCCTGCTGTTGATATACCATAAACAAATGGTGATCCTGTATAGTACATTCTATTAATGCCAGTATCACTGAATATTATTACATCATTTTGGTACTTAACACCAAGTAAGGCTCTACCGCCTGTAGGTATTTGGAGATCGCCAGCTGTATTAGTAGGACTTGATGTCCAAGTATTACGATCTTCTCTGTCGGACCATGATATTTTTCTTGGATCTCCGCCTGATCCTATGGCTACTAAATGCCTTTCGTTAGTGACTACAATAGCTTGACAGCCAGTAGGTGCGTTTGTAACAACTGTTCCTATGGTATCTGCTGTACCGCCTGAAACTGGCCTCCATTTGTAAATTTTGCCATCACCTGAAAAACAAAAAATTAAATCTTCACCCCAGTTGTCAAAAGAAAAGTGGCCAGATGCTAGAGGTAAACCTGATTGTGAACGAGCGTCACCATAATCTTCAACGCCCCAATGATAAGCACCATAACCAAGTGGATCATTTGCAGCATCATTTACAAAACCAGATGGTGTTATATTTATAACAGAATTTTTATATAAAACATATACTTTTTGTCTTGTACCAATAGCTAAGATAGATTCGCCTGTGTTATCTGCATAGGCATACATACCAATAGGCTCGCCGTCTAAAGCTGTTGCTATAAGTTTTGACCAACCGCCTATGGGTTTCAAAAAACCATTTTCAAAACGTATTAGATCCCCGTCAACCCAACGACCTTTGTTAGCGTAATCAGTACCATTTTTGACTATGCCAGCGGGCGGTGTGACAGGCAAAAGAGCCATGTTATGAAGTTAATGTTTTAGTTTCAGTTGTAGGCGTTACTTTTTCAGCTATGATTGCATCTAAATTAGTTTTCATTTCAGTAACTTTATCGCTACCTAATGCAGTTTCTACCCAACCTTGCAAGTCACTACCAGTTAAGGTTGACCAGTTTTTAAAACTTGATAAATCAGATGTATCTAAAGACTGTGATCCATAAACTGTAGCAGTTTGCGGATTACCTTCAGAATCATTGTTACTATCATCAGTCGCAGTAAGTCGCCAATGCACATTGTAAACTACATTGGTTTTACTATTATGTGTTGGGTATCTGTCGTGTGTTTTACAGTCCCATTCGTAAGATATTGCCATATTTATTCTCCTTTTGTTATGAGTTTTTCAACTCGTTGATTTCAGATTGTAAGGCATCAATCTGTTCTTGTTGTTCTTGTATAGCTTTTATAAGTATAGGCGTTAATTTTAAATAATCTAAACTATAATCAGATTCTTTTTCATCATCATTAGGTTTATGTTGTAATAGTTGTACGCTATTTTTATCTACACCAACTTCTTCTAAAGATTGCTCTAAGTCTTGTGCAATTAGACCAAACATTTTAGGCGTTCCATCGTTATCTATTTTATAGTTGTAGGAAACTGGATTTAATTTAGTAACTAAATCTAAGCCTATGTTTAAATCTTCTATATCTCTTTTGAAATTCCTATCCGATGGTAAAGAGTTTGCGTTGGTAGAAATAGTACCTACACTTGAACCATTGTAGTTAAACTGCATTATTACGCCATTAACTGTTTTTCTATTTAATATTTGGCAAATTTCATTACTAACTGACCATGTGGAAAAAGCTGCTGGTCTTATAACTACACCCTCATTACCAGCACCAGAACTTTCGTGTGTATTAGTTGCTGTTGTTCCAACCATTAAGTTACCTGAACTATCAATACGCATTCTTTCTGAACTAGCAGTTCCACTATGAAATATAAACGCATCATCAGTATCTAAACCTATACTCATATTTTGACTAGCACTTGTAAAAGTTGTAAGGACTTGCTTAGAGCTTGATGTACTTTCTATTGTTAATTGTTTATGACCAGCACCTTTGATTTGAATACCTTCATAGTTAGTATCACTTGCTATATGCAATAATTTAGATGGCGAAGTTTCTCCAATTCCAACCTTTCCTGAACTATCAATACGCATTCTTTCATTAGTATGCCCATTAGTGTAAAATCTCATATCTGCATTAGCTCTTGTCATTATTGACAATCCACCACTTGCACCTGAACCTGACCCAATTACACACCCATCTTGAACAAAACCACTTGCAGTTGTAAATGATGCACCTGTTGTCTCTAAAAATAATCCATCACTAATTGTTGAACTGTTAGTTATATAAACAACTGCCTCAGCTCCAGTACCTGAGTTAGCATTAATAAAGTGTCCTAATACTGGATCGCCATTATTTGATTCACTTACAGTTATATTACCTGAACCACTTGTTGTACCAATTAACAATTGACCTGAACTATCAATACGCATTCTTTCTGTATCATTGGTTGTAATAATAAAGTCGTGATTTGTTGCTGTACCAATTGCACCAAGTGTTGATGAAGCATATTTTTATACTTCAACAGTATTACCAGTATGTATTAATTTTTGTATTGCACCTGAAGAACCTGCTAAATCTAAAACTGTAAATGAGCCATAAGCAACTGGTGTTCTTCCAACTCCAACATTGCCTGATTCTAAAACAGTCATTAAAGCATTACTTGTGTCAACAGCAGTTTGATTATGTCCAATAATAAATACTTGGTCTGTAGCACTATTATTTGAATCTATATTTATTCTTAAAGAATTAGGCGTATTAATAGATAAATTATTACTTGTATTAGTTTCTATGTTACCTGCTGCTAAAGTTAAACTGTTTATAGTTCCTGAAAATGTAGCATTTTGTGCAAAAGTTGCTTCTTGACTTGCATTGACTGTCATAGCTGGTGTTGTACCAACTGCTGATCCTAAACCAATAACTAAGCTATCTGAACTATCATCAAGTCCTACATAATAATCTTGTGCGTTGCCGTCAAAAACAAGTTTGGTATCTTCTGCGCCAGCATCACCAATAGTAAGACTTGGATTTGTGCCTTTGATTATTACCGCACCTCCAAAATCTACCTGGCCCATGTCAACGGCTGTTCCAGAAAGACTAAAAATGCCGTCAACTGAATCTAAATTATTGTTGAGTTTTGTACCCCAAGTATCAGTTGATGCCCCTACCTCTGGTTTTGTAAGGTTTAAATTAGTTGTAAATGTATCTGCCATAAAATATCCTCTATGCTGCGTCAGTCCAGGTTGTTGTTGTTAAGGACTGATCTGTCCAAGTTGTTGTAGCTGGTGTTTGATCTGTATAAGAGGTAGTTGCTACAATCTCTTCCTCCCATTTTAGACCTCCTTCAGCAGAAAATCCACTTGTTTGTGCAAATGTTCCTGCTCCTCTATCTATCTGTCTACCTACGGCAACTACAGTTCCTACCGCTGCAATTGTAGACTTACCTATAAAAGTAAATCTACCCACTGCTGTCATGTCAGAAACTACAGGTCCAATACTCGCGCCAAGATCAATTTGATGTCCTGTAGCTGTCATACCAGATGACGCTGCTATGACTGATGCACCTAGGTCTATTTGAACTCCAGATGCAGTCATACCTGATGACGCAGTTATAGTTGCTACGCCGTCATGTATAAGTGTGCTGTCTGCGGTAAATCCTGAAGATGCTGCTATGT